TTCCCCTCCTTTTGGCATTTCTGCCACCTTACTCATCTTTGTTTCTGCCGCTTTTAGGTCTGGTTCCATAGGAACTCCACCCCCATTTGCAAATGGTGCGCCTGTATTTGGATCAATTTGTTGACCCATTGCTTCGGGATCTACCATCATACTTGGATCAGGAATGATACCATCATCAATTTCCTGTTGGATAATATCATCCTGTTCAACTATTTCTTCATCTGTTTGTCTTAGAACTTTACGTCTAACATAATCTTGTGAGAAATATTTTCCAACATATGGTTCTGCAGCTGCAACCATAGTGAGTCTTTCATTAAATAATTCAGACTCTTTAAGTTCTGCAAAGTGATTATCATATAAGAAGTCATATTGTATGTGCTCACTCATCAATTCCCAGTCTTCAGGAGTGACAATATTCTTCAATAATAGTTGAGTTCTGAGCATATCATTGAACAAATTAGAGAATCTCTTTCTCAAACGTCCAACAAACTTACTAAATTTAACCTCATCTCTTAAGATTTCTGATGATCTACCAAGATTAAATCCACTTTCATTAGATGGTGCTCTAGTAACAGGTACATTTAATGACCTATAAAGCTTGTCTTGGAAGTATTTGATATCAGTAATTTCACCAAGGTTTTGTCCACCAGGTAAAGTTGTGATCTCAGTTCCTCTTCCACCTTCTCTACGTGGCAACCAGAAATCTTCAAGCATACTCATATATTTCTTATCATCTCTGATCTCACCAGTGCCAGCATCATATACTAACTTGTTACGATACCTATTCATTACATCACGAAGGTATTGTTCTGCCTTAACTTTAGGTAGATTACCAACATCAATGTAGAATATTCTACGTTCTGGTGCTCTTGATAGTCTATAAATTACAAGACTATCCTCAATCATACGAAGTTGATTGACAGCTTTAATTGCTTTGTGTAGATATGATAAAGTTGATCCCTTATTTCTATCAACTAATCCAGATGTGCAGTATGCAACTGAATCTCTGGTCATTCTTATTCCTTTATTACCCATTCCAGCAGCAGATGGGTTTCCACTAGGCCAAGTTGCCTTTGGATTATATTCAAAATACTCTTCAATCTCTGGAAATTCATATTCCATAGGATTGTCTTGTTGACTATTTGCCAACCTATTCTGCTCATTTTTATTTCTTTTCTTCTGTCGTACAAACCTCATCTTCATAGAGTCAATATATCTTAACTCTTGAATTCCCTCATGAGGTCTTTTGACATCAATTACCTTATGATAATATAGTCTTCCATCTATATACCAGTTTCTATAAATCTCGTGAGCCTTAGAATCAAAGTCTAATAGATCAATAATCTGTTTAAATTCTTCTCTAAGTTTCTTTTTTATTCCATCACTTGCGTTTAGATTATCTAAATCAATTGTGACTGGAGCATCATTTGTATCCGAAACTATTGCTTCATTTACTATGTCTTCTATTGCACTATCCACTTCTGGATGTAGTGCCATCTCTCTATATCTCTTAATTAAGTCAAACTCAGTACGATATATACCTTCTAAGTCTACATAAGAACCAAAGAAACCACTAGTCAAATAGTGGTCAGACTGATCCTCCTTATTGGGAGGAACAGGGGAGACCGCCGTTGGGGCTAGTGGTTCCTTTTCATCAATAGAAAAGCCAAATAACTTTGCCATTATTAAAATTTAACTCTTAGTATACCTATTTATCAAGCTCCAGAACCTGCTGCTTCTGGGTAGTAGTATTGAACTTGGAACTCAACTGTAAACTCTTCGAGAGTATCAGTGTTATCGTATGAAAGATCTATTGAAGAAATAGTGGTTGGGAAAATATCCACGAACTTATATTGAGCAAGAATGCTTGAGGCATCAGCAGGAGATCCAGATGCTTGAGCACTTGCAGCAGATCTACCAAGTTGGTAAACAGTTGCTTGACCCATGTAATCACTAGGATTAACTAGACCAGATGCATCTCCATACTGGGCAATGTTTTGAGCCCATGCTTCAAAATTTCTTCTGTGATCAAAGTTCTCATCATTTATTACCGTCACTGTCCATGTTTCAAAAGTTCTGTCTCCAGCAACTTTCAAAATACGTCCTCTAAATGGAACATCAATTGATGCTACATTAGATGCTGGTAAAGCAGCTGCCTTACACATAAATCTGAAATTATCTCCATCAAATTCTGATGGACCACCATCACCTTGAATGCCCAGACTTACTCCAGCGGGGAAGTTTACTTGCACTTCAAACAGATTCGGCCTTGCACCACCACCAGTAAGTTTAGACTTAAACTGGGATATGGTTCTTGTTGGGATTTCAGCCATTTTTTTTAATTCCTCCTTTTGTTATTTAGATATGATTAAATTAAACTCGACCAGCAACTTCCTCGAAGCTTACCCCAGTTCTGGTAGCAACGAAGGTTAATGTTACGTAGTTAATCGACTTGGCAGGCTTCAAGAAGATGTCTGCTCTGAATTCATTATTATCAATCACATCAGGAGTGTTATTTGTTTCATCGCAAATGACAAGGAATCCATAAAGACCTCGTTTTGCTTCAATATCTCTTAGATATGGTTCGACAATGTTGATGAAGTTTGCTCTTGTGACCTGATCATTAAGTTCAAAGAGTTGTGCTTGTGCAGCTTTCTCTAGTGATTGCTCAATTGTTAAGAACAATCTGCGAACGTTGATACGATCAAATGCAGATGCATATGCAAGAGATGTTTTATCACCAAACAAGAGAATACCAGCACCTGGTTGATTAACAATAGAGTTAATTCTTAGAGGATAAAGTTGATCTCTTTGTGCTTTAGATGGGTTGTATGCAAGTTTAACTGCATTATTCAATGTTCCCCTTTGCTGTCCAGCAGGTGAGAACCAAGGATAAGCTTCAATACTTGTCCTTACCATAAGTCCAGCAATGTCAGCATTCGTTGGAATGTAACGGAACTTATTGTTGAATCTATCATATGTGTACTTGTAACCACTATCAAATACACCATAAGATGTAGATTTGAGTGATGAGAAGAACTCAATGATATTATCTGTCTGCGTGTCAGTATTAGTTACACCAACAACACCTGTTCTATCAGGTGAAATGACTGCCATACAGTCTTTTCTTGCAGCAGCAATTGAAAGCAAGATATTTGCTTTTGCTTGAGATGAATTTACATTATCTAAACTAGGACCATTGATTAGATAGTCAACTGCAATCTCATCCTTATTACTAAAGAGTTTGTATGCGGTTATCAAATCTCCAAGTGATGCTTGCATTCCACCAGTAGCAGAATAATCAACACCAGCTGAAAGTGTATATGTACTATTTCCTATAACGTTAAATGTTATTCCCTGTGCATCCTTATTCCAACCACCAGCAGCAGTTGTAATTGCAGTAAATCCTGAACTAAATCCAGAAGCAGCTACATCTCCGTCAGAACCATCTGAAGGATCATCACCTGCATAGACATATGCGGAGTAATCTGCGAGATAGTCTTTCCAGAATGTCTTCTGTGGTGGATTGACTGCAGAAACTGCATCTTTTGCCTTAGATAGGTTTACAAACTTCTCAAGAAGATTGCCTTGTATACCTGTAACTGCACCAGTGTCATCTATAACAGCAACGTGAATACCATCATTCTTTGATTGTCTGTCTACAGCAAACTGAGAAGTTGTTGGTTTTGGTGCAATCGACTTCCAGTAAACAGTAGAGTTAGTTAATCCTAGAGTCTGTGAATCATACCAGTCAGTTGCGGAGTATGATTGAGATGAAAGTAATTCAGTTGCTTGTACTGCTCCTGCACTGTTAATAAACTTAACTGAATTGCCTGGACGGAATGAAGATGCTTGATCTCTTTCTGCGTATGTAATTGCAGTAGAAACACCAGCAGTTGTAACTCTTTCTGTAACTTTAACGGTAACTGAAGTTCCAGCAACACCAGTAACAATACCTTTAAGATATCCACTGAAACTTTCTGTTGTTCCTTCACCAACAATTGTCTGGTTGGTTAGTGCAACAGTAGCACCTTGACCAACAGCAATACCAGATCCAGATGGAACTAGAAGTGTTTGGTCTGCAAAGTCATCAATAACACAAATTTTAAGTGTATTTGACCAAGAACCAGGATTCTTAGCAGCCATACCAAATGTTTGACCTACACCTGCATAGTTTAGTGTATAGTCATCATAGTTTTTAATCTTAAGTGATGTATCAGTAGTACCATCTCTTCTTGCATTAGCATTGTTAAGAGTAGAACCATCTGCTCTTACAACCTTTAGAACACCACCGTAAGAAAGGAAAGATGCAGCACTCATCCAATACTCATATTGAGCATCAGTGGAAATTGGTTTTCCGAATGTGTTTATTAAGTCCGTTTCTGTTGTGATATCAATTGCTTCTTCTACTGGTCCTATTGCAAATGGACCTGCAATCGCACCGATATTGTCTAGCACATTGTCAGCTCTTCCGACAGTTAAGTCAACCTCCCTGACCAACACACCAGGAGACAATTGTGGAGTCGCCATGTTTTTCCCCGAATCTCAGTTTATCTGAAAATATTTATTCAAAAGGGTATTTTCAGTGGGGAAACAATGCATGAACTACCAATCTGGATACATCCATTCATTGCCACTCTTTCTAGATTTTACTACTCTTTGTATAGTACACACTTTACACTCATATGAATAAGAAGATGGAAGTGCTCCTCTATCTTTACGAATTAAATAAAAACCATCTAGTAGATTCTTAGTCTCACCACAAACTCTACATTTTCTTTCTGATAATAATAAATGCCCAAGCTTTATCTGCTTATCTAATTCCACTATCTGTAATCCCACATATACGATCTATCACCATACTCATCTGTTTTCCATATATCACCATCATCATCAATAGTTATTTCTTCACCCAAACCATCATCCATAAAACCAAACGGAGCCATATCCTGTTCAATTTGATTTTTCTGCTCTTCATATAATCTCTTTCTTACATCTTGATCTGTAAGTTCTTTAAAGTAATCCTGTGCAACTAACCACGCATATATGACAAGACACATTGCCAAGTCATCATTACATCCTTCTTCTGCCTCAAATGAATTACTCTTTTGTATAAATGTAGTCAATTCCGAAATAGTATCATAATCATTTACTAATAACTTATTCTCTTCTATCATCGTCTTCAAGTTTAAACATCCAACCTTCTTAACTGTCTTGGACATCTTGACACCCATCTGTGTCTTCTTACCAGAGAATCCTTGTCCTACTATTTGACCAGCTCTACCTCGCATTGATGCCATAAGTAGATTTTCATACTCCAAATCAAAATGTAGAATAGATGCTACCTGATCTCCTACATCATTCACCTCACATAAAATAAATGCATTGTTATAACTCTTTGCCACCTCCCAGATAACATTTGGGAATAGCATGGGTTTTATTTCATTGTTTCTATACTTAGCAACCATCTTATGTGGGAAGGTTGTAATATCCATTACAGTGAAAGCTGAATAATCATTACCAACACCACGAGCAACGTCAACTGTCATTAGATAATCATGATCTTTTTCTGGATCTTCATAAACATCTAATCCAGCACTTTTTGTTTTTGGTGCATCATATACTAACGTTCTTAATTTACTAGGAGCAATAAGAGTATCTACAGATCCTAAGAACTCACATTCAAACTCAACCTTAAACTGCTGTTCTGATGTGTTCTTGATTGTTTGTTCTTTCCATACCTCATCTCTACCTGGTACTTCTGACCAATGAACATCTGTGGGTATATAATCATTTGCACCTTTCTCAGCATCATGCCACATACGGTAGAAGTGATTCATACCATGTGGTGTGGAAACTATTATTACTTTTGTGCTTTTACCAGAAGTAATAGTAGGGTAAACACTAGCAAAGAAAGAATCAGCGATGTGATTGGGAACAAAAGCAAATTCATCCAAGAATAGGATATTGAAAGACATACCCCTAACAGCACTAGCAGAGGTAGACGCAGCCAAGATTTTTGATCCATTTTCTAACTCCAATGATCCTTTGTTCCATGATAAGACACCTTGCTGCATCCACTTAGGAACATTCTCATATGCCGTCTGCAAACGACCTAATAGTTCTCTAGCAGTAGATGCTTTGTTTGCAAGAATACCAATATTGACACTATCATTGAATAGTAGATAATGCAACAGATAAGATATAACAGTTGTAGACTTACCTGTCTGACGAGGCATCTTACAAATA